CGCCAGCCGCAGCGCCAGCGTAGACCGCCACCCTGTCAAGATTGTCAATAACGGGCTGCATCGACTCAGCCATAGCTGTTAGCGCAGGCGCAACCGTAAGGCCTATAAAGTCAGCCGTGGCCCTCACGAATGCGGACATGGCCTCCACGATGCCAGTATCAACAAGCGCCACGCCAAGCGCCGTGAACGCCGTGCCAAGCTGAGCGGTTGACGCTCTAAGCTCGCGCCCGCTTGCAACAGTGCTATCGGTGATTAGGCCATACTTTGCCGCCTGCTCACCAATTTCCGCAAAGGCCTTGCCGCCGTTTTGCAAAAGCGGAATAAGCAACGATGAATCCGAGGCGATTGCCTCAAGGTAAAACACCATTTCCTTTTGAGAAGCGCCCGCTTTTTCCAGCGACGAAACGTAAAGCTGCAACGCCTGGGGGCCCGAAAGCTTGGCAAATTGATCTGCGGTTACGCCAACCTTAGGCGCGATTTTCTCGAAGAAATCCTTTAGCTCACCGCCGCCGGTGGCCATAAAGTCACCGATCTTGTCGTTTGTATCGCGGAAAATGTCAGAGAGCTTTGCGTTTTCAATGCCGAGCGACCGAGCGCCAGCGGCGGCACGCTGAAATTCGCTTAGGCTTGCGCCCGCCGCGTTGGCGAGGTCTTGCATCTCGACGGCTGCACGCGCGCTTTGAATCGCAAACGCGCCAACCGTAGCGGCGAACGCAGAAACAGCCGCGCCCGCCGCCCGTAGGCTTGAGTTCAAGGGGGCTATGTTCGCCCCGATGTTTACGAGGATGTCAGGAATCCCAACCATCTAAGCCCGCCCTTATCTCTTCAATCGCGCCTCGGGTCAGCTTGCCCGCGTAGTCACCCTCTTGGCGTGGCCGCTTCCATTCGTATTCGCAAAGCCACTCCGAAAAGGTCATGCTCCAAAACTGATCCGGTGCAATTCCCCATTCGCGGGATATGAGATACATCGCATCCCAGTTTATGCCCTCGGTCGGCGCGCCTTCGCCGCTGCCTTCGGCGTCGCCTTCACTGCCGGGGCCTCGGGATTTTTTGCGTCTGCCACGCTCGGGCTAACGGCTTCGCCAAGCGCCTTGACGTAGGATTCCATGTGCGCCTGGTTGGTTATCATCGCGCAATACACGTCGTCCTCATCGCACGCCGCGCCGCCCGCTTTGAGCAATTCAGCAGCGACGAATGCAAGCCCGCTCATATTTGGCGCGGAGGTAGAGAACGAGTGCAGAACCATCATCGGCGACACGCCTTGCGCCTCGATGCGGCGAAGCAGCTTATTAGACGGCGTGACAACAATATCAACGCCGCGCCAATCCATCACGATCTCACGAAACACGCCACCCATCAGGCTGCCGTGAAGGTAAACGCGCCGCTCGACTGGAACGATGCGGAGAACGTGGTCTCGCCGTCGTGCGCTCCGCCGACTTCAAACGAGGTGATAAAGAAGTTCGCCACGAGCGTTGCGCCGCTGGCAAAGTCGATCACGTATTCGTCCAGAACCGCCGCTGCGTTGCCTGTGGCCGCAGTAAGCAACGTGTCGCCGACCATGACGCCCTCGACGCTCAGGTCAATGGACCGCACGCCGAAATCGGCAAGCATGGTGCGAACGCCAGCCGAGTCCTTATTCGTAATGTCAATCGGCTCGTTGTTCACGGTGAACGTATCCACCCGCGCGCCAGCGATGACGACAGCCGAAGAGGCGTCGCCCAACGAAATTCTGACGCCCGTGCGCCCGCTTGAAGCTGCCATATTGGCCTCCTATGGGATGTGCTGTTGCAATCATACCACAGGTGTTACGGTAATGCCACAAGCCGAAACGTCATCAACGCGCGGCGCGTAATGCCATCAGGGTCGCGGGAGAAGGCCATGCCCTCGCAGTCCAGCCGAACAAAGCCGGGCAACGTCGCCGCGATGTCGGCGCGGTCAAGCGCGGTGAAACATGCCTGCGCCACGGCCTCGCATTCGCCCGTCTGCAAGCGTGACCATACGTCAAGCTGTATGAGCGCCGACGTGCCGGTGGCGTCCTTAGTGCTGAACCCCGGATCGCTAACTTGCAGGCATGTGATGTAGGGAAACCCCGCGTCGCTTGACGGGTCCGAGACCTGAGGCGCTTGCTCCCAAAATATCGCGGTCACACCGTAAGCCGTCGATAGCTGCGACGTGACGCCGGTGACGTTCAGCAGGTTATAAAACGCGGTGCGAACTGCAAAGGGGATCATTCTGCGGCCCTCCTCATGGCTTCGCGGATCGCGTCCTCAAACGGCCCGCGCTCTGCATCGGCCGCGGGTCGCCAAGACGGGCGCGGCTGCAAGCCTTGACGCCCAAACTCTAACGCATATGCGTAATCAAGGCGGCTGCCGATCTGAGCGGTATCAGGCGTCGGTCGAGAATAGTAGATTGACGAGGCAAGCGTGCCGGTGTCGTTTGCCGGGGCCTCGCCCGCTGCCGATGATTGATGCGTGCGGCTGAGGTTCTGGCCTGGCGCGCGGGTATGCACGCGTCCTGTCTTGGGGCCCTGAAGGATGGCGCGCTTAACCCTCGCATTGACCTTGAGCGCGGTCTTGGTGATTTCGCGGCGCACGTTTGCACGCAGCTTGCGCTCGTATTCGCCAAGCCACCGTTCAAGGTCGTCAACCCCGCTAACGCTCATGTGGCCACCCCCGCGTCCGCGTCAATCTCTAGCCACTGATTGCGAAACTCGACGTTATCAATCCGCGTGATATTGTGCGCGCGCGTGCGGATAAGCACCCTGTCGCCCTCGCGCAGCGCAGCGCTATACCGCACGACAACGCGGAGCCTCGCCACAGCGTCGGTGCGGTCGCCGGTGCGCTCCTCACGCCCGGACATGCCCCGCACGTGAGCCCGCGTGGGTGCGCCCGAGACGGTAGTCCACGCCTTTGTGAACGTCCCAGCCGCGCCAGCCGTTGCGGTCTCGCTTTGAAACGTCACCGCCTCGCGCAAGATGCCGCTGGAATAGTCGCAACACAACCCCATCAGATTCTCACGTTGCGATAACGCGAGACAATCTCAGCCGCGCCACTTGCGTGGTAAGCGCTGCCCATGTCGCAGCCGTCGCCACGATGCCCGTAGGCGTATGCCGCAAGCTGGCGCACCGCGCGCTTCAGAGGGCCGGGCGCATCGCTTGCCGCATCGCCATAGCCGGAGACGTGCACGATCTCGATTGCGTTGACGGCCCGCAGTGCGACCGGCCAAGCTGCGCCAGACTTGAGCGCGAGACGGCCCGGCTTTTGCGCGGTATCGACGTCGAACGTCGCAGCCACATCAACCGCCGTGGCGACGCTATCCTCACCGTAAACCGTGACCGATGTGATAGACGCCAGCGGCATACGGCGCAGCGTCACGAATGGCGTGCCGCCGTAGCCCACCCCCATGCTAAGGATGCCACGATGGCCCTCGCGCACGCCGTCCCACCACTGTTCTTTGTAGCCGGGCCAGCAATCAATCGTTAGCCGCCACGTCTGCGAGATAAGCGCAAGGCCCGATGCGTATTCAACCTCCTCGCGCGCCTCAGCGATTAGGCCCTCAAGGTAAGCGTCGGTATCGGTCACGCCGTTAAGCTGTGCGCGCAGGTCGTCAGCCGTTACAGGCTCAACCGCCGGGCCGGTGACGAGCGTATAGCCCTCTTGATGATAATGCCGGGCGATAGGGCGGAGGCTCATTTACGCTTCCTCCCGCGCTGCGGAACATGAAGCATCGTTTCGGGCGGCGTGGCTATCTTGACCTCATACGCCGCGCCGTCGAGAACGGCCCATTCAGCGACGTAGCCGTCAACGATATCGCCCTCTGCGAACGCCTGCTTGGCGTAGCCGTTGGGCATACACTCGTAACCGCCTGGCTGGAAAATCTTTGCGCGCATGGCGTTGCCTCCTGTGCTTAGGGATGGGGCGGCGATCCCGTTGACTGCCGCCCCACGTCAAAGCTCAGGTGCGGGCGACCTTGGTGCCGACGTAGGTGGTCGGAGCGCGGTGCGGCTTGCCGAGCGTCGCCATGACCGTCACAACCGCATCGCTACCGGTAGTGCCGGTGATCGTGAGGCCAAGATACCGCTTGCCGCCGCGATAGCCGATTGCGCCCGCGATGCTGTGGTCCGCGTCGTCGCTGGTGACGGCAATGGTGTTGACGCCGCCAACGGTTCCGCCCGCCGCGACCGTGGTTGCCGACGCGCCCGCAGTATCGGCGGACTCTTGCAAGGTGGCCGTGAACCCGCCCGCAGCGCCCGCATCGGTGACCACGTTGCAGACAAGCTCAATCGTCGCTCCGTCGAACCCCAGCGTGTCAACATAGCCTGAAAGGAGCGTGCCGGTGCCGCTCATGGTCAGCGATCCGAGGTGAACGCGCTGGACGTTAGAGATAAGATCGCGCATGGCGAGACTCCTTAGGTGGGGTTGCGTGGCCCAAGGGCGGCGCGATTGCCGCCCCCGGAGAAGTCGTTAGGACGCGAGCTTGATAAGCTGAAGCGCCTCGAAGTTAATGACCGCGCCGCCGACCCGCTTGGTCGAGTAGAACTCAACAAACGGCTTGGCGCTGAACGGGTCTCGCAGCGTGCGAATGCCCACGCGGTCAACGATCTGATAAGCCGACCGCATGTCGCCAACAGCAATGGAGAGCGAGCCGGTCGCCGGATCGGGCATATCCTCGAACGAGGCGACGGGATAGCCGAGAAGCGTGGCAGGCTGGCCCGCCGCAATGCCCGGAGACCACAGGTAAGCGCCGTCGCTATCCTTGGTCTTGCGCAGGAGCGCAGTCGTCGCGCGGTTCGTGAACCACGAGGCATTCGAGCGATACGCGCCCTTGAGGTTGTAAAGCGCGGTCAGCAACACGTCGCCGCCGTTCGGAGCCGCCGCAAGCCCGCCGTTCACGCCGCTGTTCGTCACGGGAATCTGACCGGGGTTGGTCACACCCGCCGGATACGTGAGGAACCCACGCGGCTGACCGACACCATCGCCGGTGACGAACGATTGGGCCTCAGCACGCGCGAAGCGATCCGCGACCTTGCCAGCAAGCCACTGCTCGATGTTGATTTCGGGATCGTCAAGCATCTGCTGCGTGGCGCTCGGATTCGCATACATCTCGTGCACGGCGATGCGCCACGCCCCGAAATTCGGCGTGCTGGTGACAGGGCGCGCGGCGGTCTCGGCAACCCACCCATAGCCAACTTCGTTCAGGTCAAAGAGGCCTTCGAGCGCGTCCTTGCTGATGACCTGCACCGCAGCGTAGGCGCGCATCGGCGAGGTCTCAAAGATCTTCGTCACGATTGCGCCGCTCATGTCGGGGTTGACCGTGTAGCCGCCGGTTGCGTCGCCGCCGACAGACAGGGCCTTGCGCTCGTCGTGGTCGAGGCTGTCAGGGCCTTTTCGGAAATAGCCTTCCATGATTCCAGCATAGCGCTTGAGGCTTTCGCCGGTCATCTGACGCGCCTGCATTTCGCCGACAAAGCCACCGGCATGGCGACGCCACGAAGCGGCCTTCGCCTCCATCGCAGCATCAACGTCGATGGGGTTGCCCTGATCGTCAACCACGACACGGGCGGCGCGCTTGGAGGCCAGCACGGCCTCATCGGCAACAGCCTGAGCGTCGGTGATGGCGGCTTCCATCTTGGCCAGCTTCGCTTCGGTCAGCGGGTCGGCGCTGCCCTTGGCTTCGATCTGCGCAAGGCGCTCGTCGTTGGCCTTCTTGTAGGCGTCAAATCCGGTGTGGATCGCCTTGATGGCGTCCGCAACGCCCTTGATTTCATCAGTCATTTGAATGCGTTCCCGAAAGATTGGAGGAGGTTTGCGAGGTCGGCGCGAGCCGCGTCCTCGGCCTTGCCGTCGTCCACCGCAGCATCCCGCCGGGAGAGGTAGCCTCTGAAGCCAAGCGACGTAATCGCCGTGGCTTGTGTTTTTGAGTATCCTGCGTCCCGCAGAAACCGTTCGAATTGGCGCTCAGTCTCGATCCCCTTGACCGCCGTGACTAGCGCGTCAGGGAGCATCGGGAACGTGACGAGCGAAATTTCCATGAGGTCGATTGCCGTGAGGCGGCGCACCCGGCCATCCGCTTCAGGCTCGGCCTCGCGCACGCGATAGCCGATTGACATTGAGTCAATGGCCCCGGCGCGCAAGAGGATCAACGCCTCTGCGCCCTGCTTGACGTCGGCGAGGAGACGGCCCTTGACCTTTAGGCCGTAATCATCCTCGGCAATTGACTCATAAACGCCGATTACCTTGGATGTATCGTGCTGCCACAGCATTTTCACCTTGCGGCCAGTGTTGAGCGACGCGCGGAAAGCGCCCGGCGCAACCATGTCCATGCCTTGATCGACCACGCCGAAAACCGAGGCATACCCCTCAAACGTCCCGTCTGAATCTGGCATTGCCTTGATAAGCGCGGGCGAATGTTTCGTTTGCATTTATCGGCCCTCATTGCGTGTTGGCTAACTGTAGCATGTTTGCCACACTGTGGCTAGACTATCACAAACGCGACGGAGCATCGGCAATTTATCACCTCCGAAGCCCGCCCGCCCGGATCGCCTGGATACATCAGCCGCGTCCCACCAACGCTAAACGGCTCGTCTGCGCCGACGTCCTGACCGTCCGCGCGCCTGTGGCTGTCACGAGTCCGCGCATCGCTGCCCGCCATCCACTCGCGCCGATACTCAAGACCCTCCTCGCGGATTGCGGCGTCTGCGCCCGCGTTGGCTGCGCCGTGGGTTTCGGTGCGGGCAATAAGGTTGGCCCGTCCAATGCTTAGGCTCGGGACATTCTCAAGGATGCGCGCGCCGATACCGGCCTGGCCTAGCCCGTCCTCATATCCGCGCCGCACGCCGTCAACGATGCTCGCGCGCGTGGTCTCGGAGACGTAAGTGATACGCTGCCGGATCGCCTCGGACGCCACATAGCGCAGCGCAAACGTCCGCATGATGGCCGCGAAATCCTTGCGCTCGGTCGGGCCTGCGCTCGCCTTGGCAACGCGGTTAATGCGCTGCGAAAACGCCAAAATGCTTTCGCCTGCCATCGACGCATAGAGCGCTTTGACCCGCTCGATGTGGTCACGCGCCGCTGGCACTTCGCCGGTGATTTCCCAAAACGCCAGCATCTCGCGCATTGACGCGCTGATTTCGCGTCGCATCCGCCGCTCGAATTTACCTGACAGGCGGTCGAGCAATAGGCCCTGCGTGCGCAATTCCTGAGCGCGCGTGTTGCCGGTGGCGAGCGTCATTTGACGTCGTGTCCATATGCCAGCGCCTTGGCGAGAGCGGGGGATATGTCGGCAGGCAGGATCGGCTCGCTTGCCATGCTCAAGCTGATTTGCGAGGACTGCACAAGCACAACGTCGCCGCCCTCGATCGGGTCGTAGCCCTTCATCTCGCGCCGCTCGTTAATCGTCAAATCGTCGGACATGTTCGCCATGTCCCAAAGCGCGCTCCGCTTATCAACGATGGCGGGCACTTGGTCATAGTCGGCTTTGATCTGGATTCCTTGTGGCTTGCCGAGCCATGCGCTCCAATCCTGCGCGATTAGATCAACAAGCGGAATAACCGTGTCTTCCCAAAACGCAAGCCGCGCCTCTTTGTAGTTGCTGTAGGTGTTATCGCCGGGGATGCCGAGCATCTGAGGCGGCACGCCAAAGGCAAGCGCAATGTCGCGCGCCGCGCTATTCTTGGCCTCTTGGATGCCCATGTC